GTTTTGTATGGTTTCCTGTTTCTGTAAGTGTTCAAGCATCTTTCTCCTTTGTTACTTTAGTCGATATTTTTAGCATCTCCCAACTCCTGAATATCTCGGACTCTATGAAACTTAGCCCAATTTATCTTATGTTTCTTAAATAGTTCTTTCCGCTTATCAAACTTTCCTTGGCTATCATCGTACAGGAACTTACCTATTCTCTGCAAATCTTCCTGTTCGCTCTCGGTCAACCCGATCTTCTTAGTCCATGCTGGTATACTTTTCATCAGCAAGTCAATCTTATCAGGTTTCATTGCCTTCTTATTGTACACATACTGAAGTGCTAACCTTGCCAATATATGTAACGGTGCTACGAATTTGTTTGTTACTTTAATCAGCGTCATTGTTCGCTCCCTACTCCTGCTAAGTTCCGATCAACTTCCGATCCTGTCTTAACTATATCCGCCCCCTGTTGCATAGCGATCATCTTTCGTTCAGCCTGTTGTGCTTCTAATCTTATTTGTCTTATTACCTTTACAGTATCGTCATCGTTTAACATCTCTGGACTGATACCCCTGATCTTTGCTATGCTTCTTACAATCTTATCTTCGTTGATTAAGTCTAAGACTTCAGGTTTAACATTAGCTATTCCACCAACTTCCATTAAGAAACTGTCAATACTTGATACCTCTGATTCCCTCTGTGCTTTCGCAAGCGGGCCTAAATACACAATATCAAGCTCACTCCCGGCAATAGCTTCCGGTGGATCAGGTATAAGCCCATCTTCATACGCGACATCAAACACCCATAAAAGGACATTATCCAAGACTTCTTGCGTGAACCTACCGACTGTCGGGCCAAGTAATACCATATTCTCAGCTATACGTCTTTGTATCTCCGGTATCGTCATCTGTTTCGTTATGTTACTCAACGCCTGAAACAACGGCACAAAGAACGCTTCTTTGATCTCATCTTGTACCATTTTAATAACATCTACGGTTATCGGGATATTGCCTGAACTTGGTAATTCCCTTATATCGTCAGCACTTGTACCCTGTTTACGATAGTTTGTCGCTCCAGGATTCGCATTTAACGGTAGTATAAACCCTTTGTCTGGAAGAATATATGCTGGATCAGCCTGTTTCATGCTTGCCCTTAACATTGTTTTCTTCTGTGCCGATACAAGTTTGATATCACAAAACACATCCATTGCCGGGGAATACCCCATCGGGTCAGAACCTTCTTTATAGAACCTGCCGACTGCATATGGAAAGTTCTTGTATCCGGATTCTTTTATCTTATGCTGTTTTGATTTCTCTATCCAGAGAGATTCAAACGGCATATTGATATCATCTTCTTTGGTATTATCATATTTATCTCTCGGCCCAACATAATGAATAAACTCTAATTTATCGTTTGGTTTCTTTTCATAAGTGCTGGTTACCGCTTCGCCTGCATCCGTTCCCCATTTCTCGAAAGCTTGCTGTGCTGTCAATGGAAACGTCCGATACATCCGGTTTACCCTGCCCGTTGAATCCTCATTAAACGCAAGTTGCCCTACCGGTACTTGTGTAAATCTTACAGTATCTTTCGGGTCTTTTTGCATAAGTATCGCACTTGTCCCGGCACTCCCTACGGATAAATAGAACTCTTGCATCGTTGTATCAAAGTTTGACGAGTTCAGTATGCCGAATATGATATCTTCAACTTTCTTGAACCAGATCTGTACGTCAGTAAATTCCATCAGATCAATATTGCGTGTCCTGAGATTAAACCATTTGGTAGCCGGGTTCGTCAGGTTACTATGAAACCCCGCAGCCATTATCTTCAACGCCCTGATCGCTGTGCTGTCATACAGAAACCCAAACTTGAGCCGTTCCCCGCGTTGTTTCATGGTGTTGACCCATCCCTTACGAGGGATAACATACTTATTGACCTCTTCCTGATAGTTGCGCCAGTTCGAGTTTAAACTAACAACATCATCGCGTTGCTTGATTATCTTTTCTATTTTGTTCATGTTATTCTCCCAAAAGATTTTTAGACTGTGCCGATTGTCCGTATTCACTTGATAGCAACGTCTTGCCACCTGTAAGCTGTGAAATTTTCCTACGTTTCTTAACAGCTTCCCTGGCCTTACCCTCAGCATCTTCAAGGGTTGGTTTACTTATTACCCCACTTCCAAGTCCTTTCTTAGCCTTATCTTCTTTAGCTGCATCCTGACCATAATCTCCACTTACTGCCCCAACTCCAGCATAAACTCCGTAAGCTGCTACCGATGTGGCTACTGCTCCAACTCCCCATGCTGCGGCTGCTGTGGCTCCTAATGCTAAACCTACTGTTGAAAAAAACATATTATCCTCCTATCTTTTTCATGTACTGGGTTTCAATGTGTCTAAATCCTTCCTTCAGATAAAACTTATGAAACGATTCATCCCGCTTATCACCCATATTTGCCATTACTATACTGTTAACTCCCCATTGTAAACAATATCTTTCTAGTTCTCTGTATAACTTTATCCCATACCTACGATGTTTCTTTGATACATACCACATAATCTCTTGAAATGTTAATCCAATACCCGTAAGAGCTTCTACTATTAAACCCGCTATCAACCCAACAAGTTTACCTTCTACCTCTAACACTATCATTGACCTCATCACCTGCGGCATCAAAGCTTTAGATTTTTCTTCATTACAACTCATTCCAAAATCATTCAAACTTTCGGTATGAAACTCTTGCACCAATGCGAGTACATTATCCATATCACTCGGAACTGCTTGCCTTATCGTATATTCCATTAAGATGTCCTTGCATAATTTGGTAGCTCTTGTTCAAGATCGCTGTCCATCTGCGAATACTTTGGTAATGTATTTGTCTCTTTATCGTATATTTGTTTGATATTCCGTATCTCGCTTACTGCCATCATAAGCGCATCTCCTGAATCCGGACTTGATATGCCCATTGACCGCATCTTCTCTTTTGACCTAATATCGTCTTTCGATATGATGAACCGTTCTCCATTCGGCTTGAAATCATACATAATCGTCTCGAGATCAGTTAGTATGACCTTCGTATTCAGCCGTAGGCAGTTATTCTCCATCATGTCCTTAACTTGCCACCATGCCCAACTTTTAAGGTTTGAGTACCTACGTGTTAATCGTTTCTGACCTGTAGTTATATTCAGATCGTCAGGTGAGGCATATCCCGCGCGGAACTCTACAATGGATTTCGGTGTATGGTTAAAGAAATCCACAATGTCTGCCGGCCCCGCTCCCATCCCATCACTATCAATTGCTGTTATATCAAGCTTAAACTTCGCTACTCTGTCGATGATACGGCCTGTTGTATGCGCCAGATCCTTCTTTTTCCATATTTCCGTGTATATCTCTTCCCAATGTTGCGGGCCTTTCTGCTCAATAACAACAAACGCTGACCTGTCAGAACCCATACGCGCGATATCAAAAGCGCCGATCCGGTATCCGTACGATGCTTCGTTGTACATAAACTCGACATTCTTTGTTTCTTCAAGTTCTTTAATGCTGAATAAATAGTTGTCAATCTCTTCTACTGGCTCCCCTAACCAGATATGACGGTAATCTCCATCTTCTCCGTTCTTCTTACTTTCTTCTGCTTCGTGAATTAAAGCCTGTGAACAGAAGGGATTATCGGTATAGTTTATCTTTATGTGTAAACAATCGTCCCGGTCTTTGAACTGCTGATAAACAGGATCGTTCTTTTTCCACCTGTTCATAGTGAAGAATATCTTTGCTTTCTGTTTTCTTATCGTGGGTATGATTATATCAAGTGTGTTCTTGGTTATCGACTGAGCCTCATCTATCCATAAGATAGAACAACCTTCAAGTCCTTTAATCCCCGCGCGCCCTTGTTCTCGAAACCCTTTGAAATTTATATTGCTTTCCTTGCCCAAATGCCTTATCTCATTACTCAAAACGTCATACGGTAAATCGTACTCCAACATCAGATCTTTAAATACCGTGTATACCGACTCATCAATGGTGTTCTGTACTTCACGCCCGCATACTATCCTAACGGTTTCTTTATCTGCGATATAGGTCAGTAACCGAGCAACACCATACGTTTTTCCCCCGCCACGCCCGCCTTCAATCATAAAATATCTGTAGTTATTAAACTCAGTTATTAGCGGTAATAACTTCTCCGGTATGTTTAAGAACTCTGGGACGTTAATCAACATCGAATTTTACCTCTTTGTTGCCTATTGTAATTTGTGGTATTTTAGTCAATCTGTGTGTATTATCAACTTCCGTCTTATCGTGCATACCATGATTTGCGCTTAATATCAACTTGGCTATAGTAGAATTGGCGTCGTTATTTAGACCTCTTGTGATCAACTCATCTTTCTGAAATCTATCCAAATATTCTAAAGCTATCGAAAAGTCGTGGTTATCCTTACCCCAACAAGCAATAGTGGTTATCCTAACTCCTTTCTTTATAGTACCATCCGACCTTTTCACTCTAATCGTATTACATAAACCTTCACGCGTAGGTAATCTGTAAGGTTCTGCTATACATTTCTCAATAAATTTATACACAACATCCACAAAGGAAGAGTTGTATTCACAAGGTCTTCCCTCTCCGTGTCCTTTAGCATATTGGTTACCAAGAGGCGCACTCATTTATTTCTCCATTATATGTATATAAAAAAAATAAGGCGCGGGTATAAATTTTATTATTTTGGAGCTTTTCATCAAAGAAAGGCTCTCTTCTGCGAAATCCCGCGCCCATGTTTATTCTCGGATACATTTTCAAGTCATGATTTTGCCTCCTGTAAAGAAAAAAGCCCATAGCGTATTTCGCTACAGGCTTTTTATGCAAACATGATTATATAAATACATATTCATCCGATACATCAAGTATACCTGATAGATTCTTATAGTCCAAGTCTATTTTACATAGAATATTCTACTATTTTATGATAGATACACACGGTAAAAGGCAGGATTTCGCGCCAGAATACCCCACCTAAGAAGCAAACGATCCCGCACATAATACCACACCAGCTATTTAAGTTATTTTTTTTCATTTTTATACCCCCAATCGGGGTCATGCAGAACCAACGGCCGGGGGGGGTCATGCAGAACCAACGGCCGGGGCTTGTCAGTTCCCTCATGCTCTCGTACTATTTTTCTTAAATAACCCGCATCCGTACCCAGGGCATCACAAAATATCTGAAATGTCTCAGTTTCCATGGTAGAGTACCACTTTTTACGAGATGCGTCCGATTTGCCCCATATGGCTTCAACAAAAGCGTGCCTTACATAATACGATACAAGATCTTTTTTCATGATTATCCTTCTTTTAGCCTGCTATTTTGTGTATTATAAACCATACTATCTTTGCGGAGGTGTATATTACACTTAATACTATGTACACCGACAATATATATAAACTTAAATATAAGAGCACACCGTTAATTTCTTTTTGTTTCTTTGCTAAATTCATACGATCCCCTTTATTTAACTTAACTCCTCTTTAAGGCATACCCCAATAATATGCGTTGTTTTTGTGTCAAACATCAAATCAAATCTACTATCTTGTTTGGCTATATAGATATGGTCTTGACAATCTTCACAGGTTGTATCCCAATTTAAACTATCTATATTCTCTATCTTTATTCTTGTCCAATACATAATATCCCCCTTTATTCAACTATCCCCAACCTCTTAGCAGTTTCTACGCTGATCGGTTTATCTACTTTCTCGCCATTTACTTCTATGGTTATCTTTATTGTGTCTTCTTTTGGGAGTATGGTGTAGTCGCTTGACCCCAAAAGGTCCCAACCACCTGGTGCAGTCAGCCTCTCAACTAAAATATAGCCAACTTCGTCATTATTCCTAGACTTAACTGCATCGAAAACTTTATGTTTTCTTCCACAATACACCACCTCATCCTCTGTAAAATACTCCCTGCCTGTAGAATCATACACTCCAGCAGTAAAAAGCCACTTCATCCCTACATCACCTCCTCTATTAACTTATTTTATTAACTTACACCCTTTGTCCTTTATCCACGCCATACATTTTTCCTCCTTCTTGTATGTTGGATGTTAAAAATTGTTAATTTCATCAATAAAAAAAAAATCAAAAGTTAACCCATTAACCTTAACCTTTGGTTTCTCTTCCCACAGTTCTATAAAATATAATTTACCAAACATTTTTTTGCTTTTACAAAATACATTCTTTTCACTAGAAACATCACAAGTTATATATGTTTTAGCAAATGGCAAAAGTAGTTTTTCATACCACTTTATTGTTTTTATGGGAATTTCAAACAAATTCATACCCCCCCCCTTAACCTTTCTCCTTTAAAATATATATTTAATTAATGCAACGATAACTAAAATCTGTATAAGTGCATCTAATAAACCTTTACTTGCAAATATATCTATACTCATCTCTTTCTCCTTTTGTTACGCTATAACGCTTGGAATGGCAACATTATCTTGTATTCCTATTCTACAAACATAAGCCACGCCACACCAATCTCCAACATTCAAGCTATCATCAAAGGTTCTTATAGCATTAAAAGAACTATACTTTTTATCTCTTATGTGGTTTTCACTATCTTGCCACGGAGTTGCCACGACAATGCAAGAGGGTGCTGTCTTAGCTATTATATAGGCTCTTGGATAAATATGTCTTACACAGTTAACCTCAATATCATTATCTTTACACCACTTTTTAATCGCTTTTTTTGTCAATATTTCCAACTTTGTCATC